GAATTTTGTTGTGCTTTTGGTACTTTTGGTGTGGGTTGCTTGGTCGTTGACTCTGTGTGCTGTACTATAACATCTCTTCCTTGGGAGGTATAATACACAACCTGCGGTTGCGTGGTAGTATGCTTCTTCTTTTTCTTCTTAGTGGTTGTGGGCTTTGTAGTTGTTGTGGTTGCGGTCGCCTCTGTGGCTGCTGGTTCTGTAGTAGTCTCTGTGGGCTGTGTAGTAACACCAGCCAGTGCACTGGATACAGCGTGATCTACCAGACTGGCTGTCTCCTGATCATGCACTCGATTATAGTGCACCCACACACCGATACCGACCCCCACCGCCATTACAACGGTCACAACAAGGATCCACACTTTGGCCTTAGACTTCATCTTCATCTCTCCTTTCACTCCCCACCATACCACACTTCCCCGCAGATTGCAAGAAAACAGGAGGTGATTCCCATGTAAAATACAAATTGCAGTCAACTGCAAACGGCGGCTTAGGCACGCTGTTTTTTTATGTCAAAAAGGAGGATTTTATGCAGACATTAAATATTAAGGTCACCCAGCAGGCGGTGATCTTACAAAACAAAGACCCGGTGACAGCTGAGAATGTCAATCAGATCCGCTGTGTGGTAGAGCTGGATCCGGCATACGCCGATCTGGTCGTGCGGGTGTGCATGAATGGCCAGTTTGCCACTGTGGTGGATGGACAGTGTTTCGCCCCGCCGCTGCAAGAGGGAATGTGCCGCCTGGGCGTTTACGGCTATGCTATGGACGGTGAACAGTTGGTGCAGCGTATAAGCCCGGAGCCGTGCGTGTTTTATGTGCGCCCGGGTTCTTATGATCCGGTAGCTGTGGAGACGGACGCGCCGGATCCAACGGAGCTGGAGTCTTATTACGCCAAGGTGCAGGCACTGCTCAAGGATATTGGTAAGGGTGTGAATGGCACCACTTATACGCCCAGCGTGTCCGTAGCGGGCGAGATCAGCTGGACCAATGACGGCGGGAAAGACAACCCGGAACCGGTGAACATTAAAGGCCCCAAGGGCGATACAGGTCCCCAGGGCGCTCCTGGTAAAGATGGAGAGCGAGGACCGCAGGGCGAACCGGGAAAAGATGGTGCAGCGGGTCCACAGGGTGTTCCTGGCACGGACGGCAAAGACGGAGCGCCAGGCGCAGATGGTGCGCCCGGTAAAGATGGTACGGACGGTCGCGGTATCAATACCGCGTGGGTGAATGACAATGGAGAACTGCAACTGGAGTATTCTGACGGCGAAGAGGATAACTTGGGTAATGTTAAGGGACCGCGTGGTGCAAAGGGCGCAAAGGGCGACACCGGTGCACAAGGACCTGCCGGTGCGGATGGCATTGGTATCACCGATGCACAGATCACAGAAGCCGGAGAGCTACAGATCACTTACACAGACGGTACCACTGTGCTTCTGGGTGAGGTCGTAGGCCCCAAGGGCGATACAGGCGCCGCAGGCAAAGATGGCGTGAACGGTAATGATGGTGCCAAAGGCGACAAGGGAGATAAGGGGGATCCCGGTGAACCCGGCGCATCTGGCGTTGAGACCTGGGAACCTGTGTTTTCCAAGACATTTGACGCTGATACAACGGACAAGCAAACCTGGATTTTGTCTAAGCCGTGCAGAAAAATTAAGTTGCGCATGGCTAGCGTTGGAACTACTACCAATAGTAGTGCCGGAGACCAAACTGTATATTTGAATTCGTACACATCTGAGACTTACATACCCAATGCGTTTCGTTTCGATGTTGCAAAAGATAAGGGAAGCTTCGTTGTTGCAGAGGTTGAATTGACTGCTGACATGGTGCGTGTAATGCAAAACAAATCAGATAAGTCAAGTGGCTTCAACCCAGCTGATGTCATGGAAAAAGGCTGTATATGGCTTAGCAACAAGGTTAACTTCAACATATTCAAGGATGTGGAGGCTCATGGTG